TAATTATAAAAGTGGTGTTGAGGTTGCTAAAATATTTAAACCACAAACAACATTAGATAGTAATAAATCTCAAGGACCAATATTTTGTTGTATATATATCGGAGGAGCGTCACAGGCTTTAGATATTAAAGAAAGAAATAATAACTTTTTTGCTAATGATGGTTATAGTTTTCCGAATCCTAATGATCCAACTAGTAAAAATGACTCACCTCCAGACATAATTAATAATGGACAAAATTCTTTAGTCGCCTTTAGAGTTGCATTTGGTGCACAAAACCAAACAATTTTCAAAAATGTTTCCTTAAGTCAACAAGAACATAGAGAAACTGGTGAGTATTTTAAGGCTTTATCAGATTTAGTGGATAAACGAGGTGGTACTCAAAAAACATATGTAGGAACTGATTTACTTAGATTATTTAAAACTAGGTCATATACCTGTAAAGTTGACTCTATGGGTTGTATGAATATACAACCATTAATGTATTTTGACTTACAAAACGTACCATTTTTTAATGGGGCTTATTTAATAACTAGTGTTAGTCATAACATTAGTCCAAACCATATGACAACTAATTTTGAAGGTGTAAGGCAATCAAAGTTTATTTCTGCACCAAACACAGAAATTACTGCTGACTTAGATATAGATTTAAATGAAATAAGTGATGTACCTAAAATAGAATTTACTAATTTAACTACTGTTTCAGGATTTGGTGTAAGGGAAGATATTGAAGGTGGGGATGATTTTGATTTTGATACTAATTTTACAAATGGAGGTTTAATTAACTTCAGAAATTTAGGAGTTACAAACTATACTGATGCGGAATTAACTTCACTAATAAGTTCATTAACGCAACAATTTAAAAGTAATCAAATTATAAAAAATACTCAGGTTACTATGTTGTTATCTGCAATGTTAGCAAATTCAGAAAACTTTTTAAATAAAGAAATGCCTTGGGACGATCCTAAAAAGGAAGAACATGTAGTTAAATTCCCATCTAATGATTCAATAGCATCTGGACAAACTAGATATTATAATAGTGTTACTGGATTAGGTATTTTAGCATCAACCCCAACCGCAACCACAGGTTTAGACAATAAAAAAGCCTATCAAATTGCTGGAAATCCAACACTAAACGAATATAAAGAAAACGACAACATAGAGGCTAAGAAAAAAGAAATTAATGAAAAGATAAAAACTTTTAATCCGTCAATACCATCAGAAGCGGAAAAAATAAAACTATTAAATGAAGCCTTAACTAAATTAAAAAAAGAGGATGAATCACAAATAAAAGTATTAGATTATTATAATATTTTTGATGGTGATGCATATAGATTTAGACCTAGAGGTTTCCTTTATATTGTTGGAAGAAAACAATACTTTCAATTGTATGAAGAATTTAATAAAAGTGGGGAAGTTTCAATAACAAATCCATTTAGGTTAAGTGATAGTGTTGATAGTGCAATACAGACTTCTATTGTACAATGGAAATACTTTAAAGGTTTAAAAGGTAACAATCCACAAACTTCTTATTTTTACACATCACAAAAAAATAACGGTACTTTGGCAACATATAAAAAATGTCTTGACACTGCTCACCAATTCTCGCCACCTAAATCTGATAAATCAATAGAGACATTCCAAAATGTACTTACAATTTTTGTTGGTAAAGACGGTCAACCGTTAATAGATTACTTTAAACCAGCATAAAACTTAACTTTTTAAAAAAAAATCACTATATTTGTATTATGAATATAGGTAATATAGTAACTAAGACTAAATTAAACGTTGATAATTTCAATGTGTGTGATGATTTAGAATCTATTAATAAAGGATTACCAACACTTATAATTGGTAGAAAATTATCTAAAGAATTGTTAGGTGAAGGAATATCTATAATTCATAAAAATATAAGTAATAACCTATTTTGGACTTTTGATCAAACAGAAAGAAAATCTGATTTTGAAAGTGATTTTGAACAATTTAAAGAATATTGTTTTGATAAATTTGGTGAAAACATCCCTTATGTTTTTTTAGATATACTCTATGGTAGTAAAAGAGTAAATTATAGAATAATAAAAAAAATATTGTCTCTTAGTTCACCAGTAATTTATTTTACAGAAAACGGTATGGTTTACATATACAGTGAAAATATAATATTTGGCATAGATTTAAATGTTTTAGAATATTTCGAAAATAAAAAAGATAAGATAATAAGTAGAATTAAAAGGATAAATGATATTACTTTGGTAGATCATAAGATATTTAATAAATGTAAGGATTTAATATACAAACTAAAAAATAAAAATAGATATGTCCCTTACATTTATGGAAATGGAGACGAGCGGTAAAAATATAACATTAGCATCTTTTGTATATCAGGATAAATTAGAAAGTTTTAAAAATTATTTATATAAAAGATTTGGAATCAAAGAAAAAAACATATTTCAATATAATTTTGAAGAATTAAATAAAAATATTTTAACCTTTATGGTTAAGGTTGAACAAGATCAAAAAGTGGAAACATCTTCATTTTTCCCACCAACAATAATAGTCCACAAAAAGGGAGAGTGTTTTTATACTATTAATGCATTAAATAAGTTAATAGAAAAAATAAGTGAACACGAAGTTGGTAATCTAGATTATAAAAATGTTAAAATAAATTGGGACGATTATCAAAACAAAATGATAATAGTTAAAAACGATGAATTAAAAATTATCGACATAAAAAAACATTTTTCTTAATTTCACAATATTTATATAATAAAAGTATTATGGAAACAAATAGAGATACTAAAAAAAACGATAATTTAGAAAAGTCACTTAACGATTTTTTAAATGATAACAACGCAAAAAAAGAAGATTGTGTTGGAGAAGAATGTCTTATTAATGATGGAAAAGAAATTGTAGAGAGAGTGAATAAGATATATAAAACTAATGACGGTAGACAACTAATAATGTGATATGAACAAAAAAGTACTTTCTGAGGAATTAAAAAGATATAAACAATTATTGGAGTACACATTTTATGTACCTGAAAATGAAAAAGATGTGAACGGTACACTTCTTACAGATGATCAATACATTACAGAGCAGGATCCTGCGGGTGATGAAGATACAGAAGGGGATGATCCTTTTATGTCGTTAGGTGGTGATGAAACTGCACCTGAAGCTGGTGCGGAAACTGCACCTGAAGCAGGTGGAGAAACACCTGAAACTGATCCATTGGCAGATGATGCGGAAGTAGAAGATGTTGATGCGGATGAAACTGCAACTGAAACTCCTACGGCTAGTACAGAAACTGGTGAAGAATCTGTTGAAATAGATGTGACTGATATCGTAGACAAAACTGAAGCGACTAAATCTTCTGTAGAAGGTATGAGTAGTAAAATGGATGAGTTGTTGGGTAAATTATCTGAATTAGAAAATCAAGTTTCTGGTATGGATAATGTGATTAATAAAATCGATGAGTTAGAAAAACAAATTGAAAAAAGAAATCCAACACCTGTAGAAAGATTAGAGATGAGATCTATGGACTCATTCCCATATAGTATTAAATTAACTGATTTCTGGAAAGACAAAGAAGGTTATGAGGCAACCGAAGACGAAGAAGAGTTTGTCCTTAAACAGAGTGATGTTGATAACTACAACGAAAAAGATATTAGAAAATCTTTCCAATTCACAAAAGACGAAGAAAATAACTAAAAACCCCGATTTTTATTGACTTTTAGGAATATCTTTAGTATATTTGTATATAATTTAAAATTTTTATACAATGAGTAATACTTTAGATGCAATTCTGTCTCAGTACGAAAAAAACACTGAGCCAGCGAAAAGTGGTAAAAAACTCTCTAATGAAGACAGACTTAAAAAGTACTTCAGTGAGAAACTACCTAAAGGGGTAAAATCCCACACAAAAACATTCCGAATCTTACCTACAAAAGATGGTAGTTCTCCATTTACGGAGGTTTATTATCATGAAAAATTAGTTAATGGTAATTGGGATAAAATTTATTGTAACCATTTAAACGATGGTGAACACTGTCCACTATGTGAGGCTAAAGACGCCTTATATGAAGATGGTTCAGAAAAGGCTAAGAAATTGGCGAAAGACTTCATACCTAGAAAATTCTATGTAGTTAAAGGTATTGATAGAGAGAATGAAGATCACGGAGTTAAATTTTGGAGATTTAAGCACAAATATACTGGTGACGGTATTATGGATAAAATCATTCCTTTATTTAAATTAAAAGGTGATATTACTGATCCTAGAGAAGGTAGAGATATTATCATCACTACAGGTAGAAATGACAAAAATTTTAGTGTTGTAAATTCTATTATGGCTGACGATTCATCTATCCTTACTAAGGATAAAGAAAAGGCGAATGATTGGTTTAACAACGATGAAACACACAGAGATGTTTATTCTAAAAAGTCTCAAGAGTATTTAGAAATTGTGGCTACTAATAAAACACCTATTTGGGATTCGGAACAGAAGAAGTTCGTTGCAGAAGAAGACAAAGAAGAAAAAGAAACTGCGTCTTTAACTGATGAAATCAATATGATGAGAACTGAAACTTCTAAGTCATTTGAATCTGAATATGATAGTGAAGATGAAGATACTGATTTTGGAGTAACTTCATTAGATAGTGATGATGACGAATTACCGTTTTAATATATAATATGGCGAAACAACCACTAAAGAAAAAAGCATCTGATTTTTCGTCTATAAGAAAGAAGTTTTCCTCTAGTGAAAAGTACAAAGAACAAAGGTACTTTGATCTAGGGGAAGCCTTTCAGAAGGCGACTGGTCTACCAGGACCTGCTATGGGTCAGATTAATATGCTTCTAGGTCATTCAGACACTGGAAAAACAACTGCACTTTTACAGACTGCGGTAGATGCGCAGAAAAAAAATATTCTACCTGTTTTCATCATAACAGAACAAAAATTTAGTTTTGAACACGCTAAACAAATGGGTTTAGAAACTGAATACATTGAAGAAGTTGACGAAGAGACAGGAGAAGTTTCTGCATACTGGGACGGATTCTTACTTTATAAGTTAGGATTTGATTATATCGAACAAGCGTTTGATTATGTAACCGAAGTATTGGACGCACAAAAAAATGGTGAAATTCCACACGACATTGTGTTTTTGTGGGATTCTATTGGTACGATACCTTGTCAAATGAGTTTTGACGGTAAAGGTGGTAACCAACATACTGCGAGAGTTATATCTGAAAAATGGGGTATGGGATTGGCACAAAGGATAACATCTTCAAGAAAAGAAAGTTATCCATACACCAATACTATGGTTTTCGTAAACCAACCATGGGTTGCTTTACCTGATAATCCATTTGGACAACCAACAATTGCACCTAAAGGTGGTAATTCTATTTACCTATCTTGCGCATTAGTATTTTTGTTTGGAAATCAAAAGAGTTCTGGTGTATCTAAACTTTCTGCAACTAATAAGGGTAGAAAAGTTAATTTCGCAATTAGAACTAAAGTGGGTATCCATAAGAACCATATGAATGGTTTAGGTTACGCAGATAACAAAATACTTGCAACCACACACGGTTTCATTGAAGATGATAAAAAAGACATTGATAAATACAAATCTGAGAATAAAGATTATTGGGCAGAAGTATTTGATGGTGTATTTGATGACACATCTTTTGATGTAGTTGAAGACAACGTAATTGAATCTCCTGTAGATTATTCTGACGATTGATTGTTGAACCTTCAATAAAGAATGTGTGAAATTCCCAGAAAAAAAGAAAAAATTTAAAAAAACACTTGTTGTTGATGGTGACTCGTTGATTAAAACCGCCTATCATGGGGCTAAGGATCTTTATTATAAAGATACCCATATAGGTGGGATTTTTCAATTCCTAACTATGGTTAGAAAAATGTTAAACGAGTATAAATTTGATAGAGTGTATGTTTTTTGGGATGGACAATTCAGTGGTAGATTGAGATATGATATCTACAAAGAATATAAATCTAATAGAGATAAAGATTTCTATAATGAACAACCACCTTCTGATTTAGAATTATATCTACAAAAAGAAAGGGTTATTGCTTATTGTGAAGAACTATTCATACGACAATATAGAGATGAAATTACAGAAGCCGATGATTGTATCGGACACTATGTTCAAAATATGTCTGAAGATGAGAAAGTGGTTATAATGAGTAATGATAGAGATTTATGTCAACTAATAGGTGAAAGGGTTGGTGTATATGTAATTAATCTAAAAAGGATTGTCACACAGGACAATTATTTAACATATTTTAATCACCACCCAACAAATCTTAAATTAATAAAAATCATTACTGGTGATACTAGTGACAATATCAAAGGTATACAAGGTATCAGTGAAAAAACTTTAGTTAATTTTTTTCCAGAAATTAAGGAAAAAACTTTGACTTTAGAATATATTTTTAGTAAAATTGTAAGTATACAAAATGAAAGAAAAAATAGATTGAAATCACTTGATAACATACTAAATAGAGTTACCAAAGGTTCTCAAAAAGATAAGATTTTTGAAATAAATGAAAGAATTATAAATCTAGGTAATCCCTTATTAACAGAAACAACTAAAACAGAATTAGATAACGTTTTTAACACCCCAATAGATCCTGAAGGAAGGGAAGTAAAAAATGTAATAAAAATGAT